CGGCACGACAACACCCGGTAGGCGACCCGGTGACCGGCAGAGTCAAACTCGATGCCGGCACGGATGCGCGCCCCGCCGCCGATATCACGATGCAGATCCGTCGGGACCTGCTCGCGATCGAGGAGTTCCAGTTGTAGGGGAACGGAAGAAGGGGAATGGGGATCGACCCGCAACCGGACGAAGCTCTCGCCGCTCTCGATCATGGCTCGCACGGCCATGGCCTGGAGGCCGTAGAAGTCGGCCAGGCCACCGGCGTCGGCGGTATCGGTCCAGCGGAGCCACAAGGCTTGCAGCGTCTCGCGCACCGCGCGGTCGGGATGAGTCGATTGCGGCTTGATTCCAGCGCCGACGACATTGCCGACCAGGCTGTCCACTGCCGCCGCGACCCAGGGGTTGTTCCTCGCGTACCATCCGGCGCGTCTTGCCGCCGTGGTGGCACCGGCCAGGATCGCCGCGTTCAGGCCATCGACCGTGCGCGTGCCTTCCCAGCGGCGGCCACCACCTGCCGCGTCAAAGGATCGGGTTCGGCCAATGCCGAAAAGCTTCTGAAAGAGAGTCCGCATGAGACCGATTGTCCCATGTGGCGGAATCCCCGGCTATTCGGAGAGATTGGGAAAGGTTGGGGAAGTTCTGAATTAATTTGATAGGCTAGTAGTAATGTAAGGAGATCTGGGGCAGGGGCGGCTAGGATAGACCGTATGTCCTAACTCTTCTTTCGACCAATCTGGTTTTTGCAGGTGACGACTGGAATGTGTAATAGAAAAACAAACAAAAATAATACTGCCTGGCTGGTCGATGCAACTAAGCACTTATCAGCTTGTGACAATGTTATGGCGCAATTGGTTGAGAGGTTTGGTGTGTGCGCGCTGAAGCCTCGGCAAGATCGCTTTGCAGCGTTGGTATCGATGATCATTGGTCAACAACTGGGTAAGGCGGCTGCAGATACCATTCGGTCGCGGGTGATTGATTTAAGTGGAGGATTGTCCCCAGAGTCTTTGATGGCATTAGACAATGAGGATCTCAGGCAGGCAGGTCTCTCAGGTTCCAAGATCAAATACATCTTGTCCATGTCGCAAGGTGTTGGGGCCGGATCCATTAAACTTGATGACATGCCAGATGGGGACGATGAAGCGGAGGCTGTATTAAGGTCTATCCACGGTGTCGGCCGGTGGACTGCCCATATGTTTATGATCTTTGTTCTTGGTCGAAAGGACATTCTTCCTTTAGATGATGTGGCAATCCGTGGTTCGGTCGCTCAACTTTACGGTTTGAAAAAAGACGAAGCGGCCAGCAAATTGCCATCTATTGCTCAGCCATGGGCACCGTATCGCAGTGCTGCGTGCTGGTATCTCTATACACACATTAATGGCGGCAATCCGCCTGACATTGGCTGAGAGATGGAGGGCAGGGAAAATTATTAGGACATTAGGCTGCTTGTGCCCATGATTCTTTGCGACAGAGCGCTGATCCTAGTGCTCGTGCAAGAATTGGCGACACTGCATTCGCAATCTGCAAGCGTTGGCTTACCATGCCTCCCAAAAAGTGAAAGCGGTCCGGGAAACCCTGTAGTCGCGCACCTTCCCTAGCCGTAAGGCCGCGGTGTTGTTTGGGGTGTATACAACGCGTACCAGATGGTTTGCCCATATTTTGCGTGACTGCAACGGCAGGTTCTTTCGAGTTGAGGCGGCTGTAAGAATTATGAAAGCCTGACTTCGGTTGAAGATGCGAAGGAATAGATTGTCGGTTTCCCCCATCGGGGATATGGCTTATTGCCTCAACTAATTTCGCGGGGTGATCGCTCGCTTCATGTCCCTGTAAGCTGTCAGACCCGCGCCGCATCAAGCGCTGATAGTCATTAAGTGCTTCACTGCCATAGCTAACCTTGGATTCGCCCGGTTTTACTTCTGGTAAGTCACCAATTGCATCCCATACAGTCACCCATTCGCGCTCTGAATGTGTGGGCATGGGTTGATCGAAAAGCAAACCCGTTGCGTCACCTACAAAAATCACGCGCCTTCTTAGCTGTGGCGCACCAAAATCAGCAGATCGCACTACCATTGGCGCTACAGAATACCCCATATCTCGGAAAAGACGGCAAATTGGCTGCACAAATCCCATATCTCTCATCCCAAGTACATTCTCAATGAGGAAGTTTTTGGGTCTAAGGATATCGACTATTCGTGCATAGTGATGAACAAGTGCGTTTCGAGGGTCTTCGCGGTCACGTTTGCCTACTGTAGAAAAGCCAGTGCATGGGGGCCCCCCTACTATCCAATCTGGGGCATCGTTTAGATAGTTCCGGAGTTCGGTCTCAGTCAGATCTGCAATATCTCTGTCAAAGACAGGGTGATCACCAAAATTTCTTTGGTATGTCGAAACCGCGTCGGCCCAATGCTCGACAGCTAGTTTAGGCTTCCACCCAGCTTCCACCAAACCGAGGGTTAGGCCGCCTGCGCCTGCGAAAAGATCAATGAAGGTGGTCATTTTTTCTTGTTCATCCGTGAAGCAATATAAGTGCGATAAAGCTTAGCGCTTCTCCTAAGTTGGGACTTAACGGACATTGTGCATTTCTGAAAGTCTGTGGACAGAAGGAGTGCTGACTCTACCTCTGCGTCAGAAAAATTAGGCTTGATCGATATCATGCCCATGGTGCGCCGAACCCTTGAGCAAATATCGCCTATCGATCGCCCATGGATATCATGTTCACGCTCCAACCAAGCACGAAACGCCCCTTCCTCGGGAATTTGTATTGGTGCGTTCATGGGTAGTGATGGCTTCTGCATTGGGATATGATCCTTTTCTCAGGAGGATTCGTAGAATGGCACGATCGCCCAGAGACGTCAATAATTTGACGTCCAATTCAAGTGTGGATGAGCTTTTCGATGTTTTTAGGGCAGGATTTCGGGCCAGGAAATTCAGCGCTGGGCTGTTGATAGCGTTCATTGATATGTTTAAACATCTTGGTACTCCCAACCTCGAATTAGGGGGGTGGCAAGACTTCGAGGGACGCTTTCCTCCTCTTGAAACCAATAGGCGGGGCGCAGCCAATACCCTTACTGTAGATTTTGAAGGTGGACAGCTTACCCTCCGGCGTTTTTATGACCCCGTAGAAACATTCTTTCGAGCTGAACATCACCGGATGGATTATCCAAATTGCGCTCCGCACGCGACACAGGCATGGGGCGAGGCTCGTTACCGTACGTGGTTAGATATATTGGTCAAAGCACCAGAGGGTGAGTTAAATAGGCTTCGCAATAGAGTGGTCGATTTTATTCTCCGTGAGCTTCCGGATCATTCGACCTTTGACGCTGCAGAATCGGTAAAGCCTCCTGTTTTTACTATTTGTCTTTCTTCATTCGATATGTCTGCCCAAAGGGGAGAGCGATCGGGAGCACCATTTCAGGGGTTGGTCTTTGGCTTTTTACGAGCCGATAATCCGCATTTACAGGTCACCGCGTCAAAAGTGAGGTCTGGCGGCGCGCGTCATGGGGCTGTGGGTGATGTAGATTGTTGGGACGGTACTCGACTTGCGTTGACTGCGGAGGTTAAGCACTTCGTGTTGACTGACGATGACGTGGTCCGTGAGATCACAGATTTCGCGGAACGCGTACGCCAAAAAGGGGCTTTAGGTCTTGTGGTCGCCCTTGGATTTGAAGAGGCGGCAGCTGCGAGGGTAAAAGGCCTCGGCCTCACTCCAGTAAGCCACGAGACCATGATTGACCACGCTAGTCTATGGGAATCAAAAAAACAAGAAATGGCCGTGGATTATACAATGTTTTCCTACCTACGTCTTGAAATGTCCGCAGTTTTGACGGATCGATTTCGGGATTTTGTAAGTAATATTTACCAAGAAGATAATAGTGATCCATCGGAAATAGAATAATAATCAAGCTGTAGGTCTGTCCTTCCTGCCGCATAGGACATCAGGATTACCAAGTGTCATTGAGCAGCAGTCGTTGGGTTTCTGTTCATTTTGTAATTTCAGTCCTAGTTCTCGAGCCATATGCTTGGTGGATAAGTGGCCGATGTATTGGGCGTGTCTAGCCAAGCTCACTTCAACCACGCCGACCGAATGACCGGCGGCGCGGGTTTTGTAGGAATGGCTGGCGCATCGGTCCGCCGTTTCGCCGCCGCCATGGTCTCGGCCTCCTCGTTCAGCCTGAGCCCCATACTGATCAAGCCCTGCAGGGCGGCGGAGGCGTAGACAAAGGTGTCCAGAGCCTCGTTTCGCTCGCCGTCCCGCTTGGGCTGCCAGGAGCGGATCGGTCGGCCTTTTTCGAACCGGGTGACGACCCGCTCGGCGGTCAGCTGGCGGAAGTATTCGGCATCCCGGTCGCGGGAGAAGTGAACGAAGCCGGGACCGGGCTCGGTCAGCTTGAGGCGTGCGTAGACGGCATCCTTGACGGAATCCACGCCGACGATGAACAGCGGGATTTTGCCCTTGTTGGTCCGGGTCGGTCGGCGCGGCCAGACCGGCACACCAGGACCACCTCGTCCCTTGATGGCCCAGATGCAGCGGTTGAGCCGTGTGCGACAGAACTCGTAGGCCGCCTTGGTATGGTGACCACCGGTGTCGATGGCGACGGCGCGGATCGGGAGATCGGGCACGGCCTTTGCGTGGGCATAGGTGGCCTGTAGGGCCAAGTCGAGATCGGCCCAGACACGCGGACCCGAGGGATCGCCCCAGATGACTCGGTAATCGACCACCCAGCCTTCCTCATCCCGGCCCCAGCCGACGACCTGCAATTCCAGCCGGTCGCCCTGAACGTCCACCCCGGCGGTGAGCACGGCGACGCCGTCGGGCAGGTCTTCGCCCCACACCTCGCGGCGGTCCATCAACGGATCGGCGGGAACGGTGTCACCGGCCTGGTCCTCCCAGGACTCCCCCAGCTTGGTGTTGACCCAGACTTGCAGGCGGGCGGGATCCTTCATGACCTTGCCATGCTCGACGGCGATCTCGGCCCATGTCTCCCAGGGGGAATAGAGGGCCGAAAGATGGAACCCGGCGGTGCGTCCGTCGCCCTCGGCGGTGGACTGCCACTGACCGCTTTCAAGCAGCCGGGCCTTGTCGTGCTCCTGATGGATGCCGCCGCAGGCTTCGCAGATCAGGAAGGCATCCCGCCGTCGGCCTTCCGGCCAGCGGATGCGCGCCCAGGTGATCGGGGCCATGTCACCGCAGTGGATGCAGGGCACATGGAAGAAACGCTGGTCGGATTCCTCGAAGGCGGCCTCAATGCGGGAATAGCCCTTGAGCGTCGGCGTCGAGACCATGAGGATCTTGCGCCGCCCCTTGAAGGTGGCGGTGCGCTGAATGGCAAGGGCGACGGGATCGCCTTCTCCATCGGCATCGCCGCGATAGCCGTCCACCTCGTCGAGGAACAGGTAACGCACCGGCGTCGAGCGCAGGCCGATGGCGGAGTTGGCCCCGGTCATCACCAACTGACCGCCGGGAAAGGATTTGCGGAACAGGCTGTTGCTCGCATCGCGGGATCGTGGCGAGGCCACCAGGTCACGGAGAACCGGCGAGGAGGCGATCAACGGATCAATCCGCGTCACCGTGTTCCGCCGTACCATATCGAGCGACGGCTGGACCAGCATGACCAGGCCGGGGGCGTTGTGGATGATGTATCCCAGCCAGTTAAGTCCCGCTTCTGTGCCGCCCGTCTGAGCCCCTTTCATCATCACCACGCGCTCATACGGACTGCCGGTGGAAAGGGTGTCCATGATCTCCTTGAGATAAGGCGTTCGTGCTGTGCGCCAGCGTCCCGGCTCGGCAGCGGTGTCGGGCAGCATACGGTGGCGGTCGGCCCACTGGGCGACCGGGATCTGCGGTTCCGGTCGGATGCCGTTCCGCCAGGCCCAGTCGATGCGCGACAGGAAGTAGGAGGGATCATTCGCCATCTGCATGGAACAGCCCTCCCAGCGGCGTGGACGACAGGTGTTCCAGGTGTTCGCGCATCAGCCGGTCCAGCACCGTGAACACAGGCCCGATCTCGACGCCCAGTTCCGCCGCCATGATGGGGGCGGACCGTTGGACCCAGGCGATGTGGGCATCGCGTTCGGCTTTGGCGCGGGCGAACACGGTCTGCTCGGCCCGGTCGGCGTCGATCAGCTTGCCCTGTTCGCGCTCAAACGCCAGCTTGGCGCGCTGTATTTTGACGATCTCATGGACGCGCTTGGCTTCGGCCAGCGTTGCCGACCGGTTGGTGGTGTTGGGCGAACCGCCCTTGTAACGGCGGGCCGGGTCCAGATTGTTCTCGATCCAGGCCAGCCCGATTTCCACGTCGATCTTGCCGTCCGGGCGCACGGGCAGGCCGTCTGCGACCAGCTGCGAGATGCGGGCCTTGGTGAGGCCGACCCGGTCGGCGAAGGCAGTTTTGGTCTCGAAAGTGTCAAGTTTAGGCATAGGCGGCCCTCACGCTGGACGGCTTATGCGCTGGAGCCCGCCGCATACGAATTGCTCCCAGAGGAACCGCTTGTTTCTCAAACTTTCCCAGGGTTGCGGGCCAGTTCTGGCACGGTTCTTGTCCGCACCGCAGTTCGGTCGCGCCGTGTTCTCCCGAGGGGTGGGTTTGGTGGGTTTGGTGGGTTTCATCTGGCCTGTTCCTGTAACTGTCACTCCTCCACTGCCAAAATCTGACACTGTAAAGAATAAGCCGGGACAAACCCACCAAACCCACCAAACCCACCACATTGGCGCAGGGGTCATGCGGAACGGGCGTCGAGGAATCGTACATCCTGGTATCCTTCGTCAGTGCGCTTGTTCCAATCCGCATCAACCAGTCTCCAGCGCACCACACCGTGCGCGGTGCCGTCGGAGACGATCTTCATGCCGTCGACGATGCGGTTCTGGTGACCGGCAAGCCATTTGCCGAGGCGTCGGCTGTTGACCGCGCCGCCGTCGCCCGCCACGACCAAGAGCGCCTCACGGAACTCCGGATGGATGAACTCGTAGCGTCCGCCGTACCCGGTCTGGTGCTGGTCGACGGCGGCATCGATAACCTCTTTGGCCGAGACCCTGCGTTCGCCAATCACCGAGTGCCATTGCTCGATCACCATGGTGAGGGATTCGAGTCGCGGGTCAGCCTCGCGGACCTGCTCCATGGTGGCGCAGGGATCGGCTTCGCCCAACCAGATCAGGGTGTCCCGCACCCAACGCGACCATTCGGTGAAAGAGCCAAGCGGTGATGCCTGTTGCGGCCTGCCCGCAACATGGAAGGCGCGCAGGATTGTGATGGCGGCAACGGCATAGTTGCCTCGGTCGGCATGGATGGTGGCGATGGGATCGCGGGCGAACTCCCGCAACTCGGGCCGCTCGACTTGCGCGTCGAGGGTGCTGCGGACCACACGCCGGGTCATGTCGCCGACCACCGAGAGGTTGTTGCCGGTGGCGAACATGGCGGCGTTGCTCGGCACCTCGGCGTTCAGTGACTTGCCGAGCACCCGGATCTTCAAGGTGGGTTGGGTGAGGGCCTGGCAGATCAATTCGCCGCCCAGTGCCGTCTCGCAGTTGTCGATGGAGACCAGGGCGTCACCGGCGATCAGTGCGGCTCCGAGACGCTTTTCCATTTCTTCCTCGGTCTTGCCCTGGGCGATGACGGCGGCGGAACGGCCCGAGACGATCATGCTGGCGATATCGACCAGCAATGACTTGCCCGATCCGGCGACCGGCGCGTTGAAGGCGTGCAGCGGTGCGGTGGGAAGCGAGCGGCGGATCGCCGTGGTGAGAATGCCGGATAACGCCACCGACCGGTCGCCATCGCCAACAAAAGGGAAGCTGTCGATCAGTCCACGCAGGAAGGCGAGCGCCGCCAGGGCTTCGTCGCGGTCGGGCTCGGGCGTGATGGCGGGAAAACTGGTCACTTGCGGATCGAACAGCATGCCGGTGGCGGCATCGTAGCCGGGCCGATCCAGGATCGAGCCGTCAGGCCGCAGCGTCGGGCAATGGACGATGCCGGTGAGGACCGGCAGGTTCCATAATCCCTCGCGGGCAAGATAGGTGTCGGCGATGCGGATGGTGCAGTCCATGGCGACCCATTCCTGCATCCGCCCGTCGAACCGCTCCCAAGAGGCTGCCCGCGTCATGGCTTCGGCGACGTGATGGGATTTGACGTGAACGAGACGCTGGGCGAGAGCCGTGCGGCCGTCGGCTACCATCACCGAGGTCATGGCCGGGCGCACGATCATGCTGCCGCGCTGATAGAGGGACAGATCGGCACGGATCAACGCCTGTTCGGCCTGATCAACGACACGCGGCAATTGCCCGGCCACCACCCGGATGTTGGGACGCCCGGTAGATGCCTCGTCGTCGGGCAAGTCGGTATTGCGGGAAGTCTCCTTTCTCTTGGAACGACGCCAGCCGTTTTGGGCGGCCATCCAGAACAGCGTGCCGACGGTGATGCTGCGACCTTCAGCGAAGCTCGGCCATTTGTCGGCGGTGAGGGGGGGATCGTTCTTGGCAGATTGCGCCGACCAAGTCTCCCACAGATCGCGCCCGGCATCTCCAAGGCCATGGTAAAGGGCAAAGCCGACCCGGATCCATTCATCGTAGGGCATGTCGTCGTTGGGAACATGGCTCAGGGCCGCAGCGATGGTCTCGCGGGAAGGCGTGTCTTTGGCGCGAATACCGGCCAGCATGCGGCCCTTGCGGTCGATCTCCCGGCGTTCGGAGCGGGACTCGGCACCTGCCTTGCGCAACAGGGCCTCTGCCTCGGTGACAAAGGCTGCGATTTGATCCTCGGTGACCACCGGCAGATCGTCGGCAGCAATATCGAGTGGCGATTGGTCGGGCCAGTGGTAGTCGGCTCTGGTGTCGGGATGGATGCCGAAGCCGACAAACTGTTGCCCGGTGGCCAAAACCTCGACCCGTACAACGGTGTCGCCCGACAGCAGCAGTTCCGGCGTCTGCACCTTGTCGAAGGGGACGTTGGCGCGGTAGGCCAGCAGCGACTTGGGCGCGCGACCGATGCGTTTGAGGGGGGTGTCGCCCAGCAGGTCGCGGGCGAGCCGTTCGATTTTTTCCGAGAGCCCGTCCACCGGCACGTCGATATCGACGCCGACGATGTCGCCGCAGAGTAGTCCGGTGTTGGTGCAATTGCGTTGTGCTCGGCTCCAGCGGGCGACTTCCGCCTCGTCGGCATTGGCGCAGACCGTCTCCCAGCCCTTCATCATCGGGCGTTTGCCCGCCGACTTGACCGCCAGATGCGCGCCCACGACCGGCACCGGGCGATAACCGTTGCGCCACAACGCGAGGCGCAGGTCGGTCAACACCTCGGGTGTCGGCAGGGAACGGGCGGGAAGGTCGGTCATTGGTTCCATGTCAGGGGTAGTCGTGCGATGCTTCGGCGATGTTGAGCCAGACGGACATGCCGCCACGCAGGGGGCGCGTCTGGAAGCCTAAGTAAATGGCGGCGGCGATGAACATGCCCTCGGCGATGTAGGGATCACGGTCGGGCGTTTTGCGGCCATGCCAGCGCTCTGCGACGTGCTTCCAGCCATAGCTGGTGTGCCGCCGTCTGACAGTGCGGGTCCGCTTCGCCTGGTCGAGCCATTCGACGGCGCGCTGGAATTGTGCCACCTGCCAGGGTTCCGTCATGACGGAGCGATGGCGATGGAACTCATGTCGGTCCTGCGGGCGGGGACCAAAGCCGTACCACGCCAGCAGGGGATGCTGGATGCGAACGGCATCGATGGCGTGGATTGCGTTGGGGGTGTTCACCGGCGTCCCTCCTGTTCGGCGACCCAGTTCAGCAGGGTGCTTTTGCGGGCACAGATCAGAGAGCCGATCTTGAAGTAGGGCAGTCCTTTCTTGGCGTCGCCGGTCAGGTAATAGACTTTGCGCCGATGCTTCACGTCGCCGAACATGAACTTGGCGATCTCGTCGGCACCGCGCAGCAGATCGTCGCCGATGTTGGGGACGGTGGGCGCTGAATCGTGGGCGGGTGCCTGGGGGTCGGTTGCCGGGACGGGTGCAGCGTCGGGCTGCGGAGCGGCCTTGGG